AGTTCTTTGCCAGTTACTACCATTTATTATCATGTCAAGTCTCTGGGTATTAGAAGAGTTTGTGTGTAAACCTACGTTTGCGTGTACTGAATACACACCTTGATAAGGTACTGTAAAAACTCCATTGCTGTGAGTCATACCACCATGAAGAGTTACTGTTGATCCTGTAACTGTATGTACAGTCATATCATTAGAGTAACTATTATTATCACCACCAACAGCCATTAGTGCTCTAGGCATGTGCATCATTGACACATGACCATTATGGTGCATAATTAGTGGATCTCTGTCACATTCTTCCCAAGTTTGGTTTCCGTTATTACCATTACGTGTTCTAAAATGTATATCACCATAAGAAGTCCAAAACTTAAACTTTTCAGTACTATTTATATCGTGTTGAATACCAGCCCTTAATTGTTCAGTACTGTTAACAACTCTTGAAATTTTAAGTCCTACGGATCTGTGATTTGAGGAAGAATTACCTTCTACCCAGTTACCTTTTGTAGCACCAATTATAACAGACTGTCTTTGGTTAGATGGAGAGTTGTTGTTACCGTAACCACCTTCTGGATAAAATAGACCAGCAGGGTCAAATGATTGATGATGAGTTATATCTCTTTCAATAGGTGACTGTACTGAACCAGCTTGTAAACATTTATCAACATTAACACCTGATGCGTTTGTATACAGCTTAACTGCATTATTATGCCGTAATTGTACATCTCCGTCATCAGTAAATGTAGCCATGGTTTCACCACCATCAGCACTTTCTATTACTACTTGATTACTTTGAAGAGTTAAATTTCCTGTTCCACTTTCTCTAAGAATCGAGTGGCTACCATCGTGATATATTTGTAAATCCGCCGAATCACCGATTTGTATACGATCATCAGTAGAAGCACTACTATCTCCTAGTATTATATTCTTACCATTAACATCTAAGTTACCACCTAGCTGTGGACTTGTATCTGATACTAAATCTGTATTTACTGTCTCAAATGTAGGATCTGCTCCGTTGTTTGCACGTAGAAACTTGCCATTATTAGATGATGTGCCGTGTGGCAGTTTGGCTAGAGTTACACCTTGGTCTGCTAATTCAGAAGTACCCACAACCCCATTTGCTATTTTAGCTGCTGTGACTGATAGGTTTGCTAGTTCGCCAGTGCCTACGGATCCAGCATTTATTTTAGCTTGTGTAACTGCATTATCTGCTAATTCTAAAGTGTTAACTGAACCGTTAGCAATAGCATCTGACCCAACTGCGTTATCTGCTATATGTTCATTTTGAACAGCATTATCAGGTATTTTAGCTGCTGTAACTGAATCGTTTGCTAGTTCTGTAGTACCTACGGCACCGGCTGCTATCTTAGCTGTTGTAACTGCATCGTCAGCTATTTCTAAAGTGTTAACTGAACCATTAGCGATAGCGTCTGAACCGACTGCATTGTCTGCTATGTGTTCATTTGAAACAGCATCATCTGCTATCTTAGCTCCAGTAACTGCGTCTCCTGCTATCTTAGCTGTAGTTACACCACCGTCTGCTAGTGCACCAGTAATATATAGCGTACCACCCATATTAGCATGGGATGTACATTGATAATATAAAACATCAGGAGCATCGTGTTGTACTTCTACAATAACTGTACCACTACCAGCGTTGTTTGTAACGCCAGTGTTGTATGCAGTACCGCTTGCACCTGATGTGCTTTGTATTCTTATAGGATGAGCACCTGTGCCATTCTCAAACCTATATGTTTTACCTCTTGTTAGGTAAAGTGTGGGGTCGTTAACTGTTCCGTTAAGACCCTCTCCTTGAAAGGTGTAGTGATCTGTACCGCTAGCACCTATTGTGAAAACTCGATCTAACGCATCTGCATCTAGACCAGCTCTATTTATTTGTGTTAATGTCATTCTGGTTCAGAAGGAAAAGTAACTGATGTTAAATCTAACTCACCTCGCGCATCAAGTTTAGGATTAGCACTTGCTGGTAAATCTCTTAATTGTTGTCGATAAGTTTTCCAAGCATCAGTTATTGTTGTTGTGTCAGATAATGTCATCCAATCGGTTTTTGCTAATTTTTTATCTCTTTCAACTCTTAGTAATCTCATAGGTTCGGCATTATTTAATCTTGTTACTTCAGCATCTATTTCAGCTTCAGTTGGTGCAGGACCGTTATCTTGCCATATAAATCCTGAGTAATCATCACCAGACCAAGACCAAGCTTTACGGGGTCTAAGAACTTGAACAGCCATCTGTTTATTATAAATCATCCTTTTACCTCCTGTAAAAACATGTAGGAGCGCAGGCTAGAGCCTGATCCACCTTGAACTTGTACATTACTACCATCAAGACTTTTCAACCCTATTCGATAAGTTATTGCTGAACTTGTGCTTGGTGAATCAAGATACCAGTAAGTATGACCTCCATAACTATAAGAACCACTATCGCCAGTATGATATTCCCCTGCAAATTGTCTAGCTAATTGTGTAGAATCACCTACACTTCCATTGTGTATTGATGTACAGGGTCTTCTATCCCTATCACCCCAGCCCTCAACACCTAAAACAGCATGCACTATAATTTTACTGCTAGTCGCACTAGGAGTTATGGTGCAAGTTAGTCCAATATCTTGAGCACTTGTATTTGTAGTACTATAAGTATTATTTAAATGTGACATTGATGTAGTTTGTAGAATGTCACCAGCGTTCTGACCTAGTCCTGATGCAGTAGCAATATTTGAGTTATCGTGAAAATGTATAGTCATTATGATACCTCCGTTAAATTAAATTTATACTTTTTACCAGAACGGTTATTTTTTAAGAACAAGTCTGATTCTCCTTCCTGTATTGTCCAGTCACCCCAAGTTCCGTCGACATCGTTAGATTTACCTTCGTTAGATAAATGCAAGTCATTGGTGTATATGTTATCCCATCTTTTACTAGATGTTCCTAAATCAGGACCTCCATTAATTAGAGGATATATGGTTCCGTCACTTTTTATATAAACTGTATCTTGATTATTATATCTAAATTTAATTGATTCATTAGTATCAGAACCTCCTGAAATATATAAACCATTAACATGATGTTGAATTTTTCCGTAACCATTACCTGTCCAAGTAGAGCTATTATCAAATCTTATATCGTAAGCTGCTGCTATTTTTAGACCCTGATTTGTTGTTTCACAACGCTTTGCACCATCATAATATAGCTCTACGCCTCCTCCATGATTACATTCAATATTTTTTTCCCAAGCTCCATCACCATAGTTTTGTATACCAAAACTTCCATCTGAAGCAGCTACATCAATTCTCCATTGATCTTCGTTATCATCAGCATCATCAGCATCTAGATAAATTTGTGCTCCATTACCTTCACTACCTCTAACTCTTATTTCACCGTTACCGTTTTGATTATCAACCCTAATACCTGTGCCAGTAGTTCGAAAAACTTTTTCGTTGTCGTGAAATAGCTCTACGGCTCCATCATGAATAAAGTTTGCATAAGTATCGGTATCATCTTTATCTCTAAACCGAATAGTATCTGCTTGAATGCGTAGTTCGTTTCCTATAGTGTCTGTAATTTTAGACTGAGATCCATTATGAAATATATGTAAGTCTCCGCCAGTTCCAACTTTTATTTTATCATTATCAGCTATAACAATATCATTACCATTACTTGCTAAGTCACCGCCTAGCTGTGGTGATGTGTCACCAACTAAATCTGTGTTAACAGAGTTACCAGATGCTGCTGTAATACGCCCTTGAGCGTCTACAGTGATGCTTGGAATAGAAGTTGATGAACCATAACTACCAGCAGTTACAGACGTGTTAGCGAGCTTTGCAGCAGTCACTGCGTCATCTCCTAGTTTAGCAGTACTAACCGCAAGATCTCCTAGTTTAGCAGTTGTAATTTGACCATTATCTATTTTGTCACTAGATATAGCAGCACTTGCTATTTCTGTTCGACCTACAGCACTAGCTCCTATTTTAGCATTAGTAACTGCATCGTCTGCAATCTTAGCTGTAGTAACCTGACTGTCAGCTATTTTGGCTGTAGTAACTGCATTGTCTGCAATTTTTGGTGTAGTAACTGAGCCGTTAGAAAGCAAACTTCCAGTTATAGACCCAGCTAGTTTAGTAGCTGTCACTGCTCCGTCTGCAATTTTAGCTGTAGTTACATTGCTATCTGCAATCTTAGCTGTTGTTATATTACTATTTGCAATTTTTGCTGTAGTCACGTTTGCATCTACAATCTTGGTAGTTGTAACTGACCCGTTTTGTAATATAGCAGAGTTAACTGTGTTGTTACTTGGTGTACCAATATTTACTGTTGATCCGATGGTGATAACAAAGATGCTAGCACCGCTAACAGGAGCGGACCCAAATATAATAGCAGCACCGTCAATAGCGAAGCCTTCGCTGGGTTGACTTGTTCCTGAGTTAGGTTTCTGAACGACTCCATCGACACTAACAAGATGTTGTTCTGCGTTAAGTCCAGCATTGCTAAGATTAAATTTATAGGCTGTTCCGTTAGGTGTTGCACTGTTTCCTCCTGTACCATTAAATGCAGATAGAGTATTTATAAAAAAGTTACCAACGGACTGTACTTCTTCCCATGCAGTGTTTGTACCATTATACACAAGCATCTTACCTGTGCCAGTGTTAAAGAACAAGTCACCATTATCTAAGGCAGTTGTTGGGTTTGATGCACCAACTCTATATCTTTCTGAAAAGTCGTTGATATCTCCACTAAGGTTAACAAGGTCGTCTTCTTTTAGTGTAGCTTTGTGGTAAGTGTAGTTCTGACCAGAACCTGTAGATACTACAATAAATCTTACACCAGCATTTACAGTTGTACCACGAAAGTTAGTAGGTATTCCAGATATGTTTACTGTTGTACCAGCTAGTGTCGTACCAGAGGCTGTACCAGTGCTGCTAACTGCCATACCTCCAGCATCAGCTATACTAACGCAAACACCAGAAGCTGGTTGTGTGTTAGGAAAAGATACTTCTGAAACTATAGCTTCAAAACCACCAAAGGGTTCTAGCTGTGCAGCTACGTAATCAACAATAGCACCAGAGGTCGGAAACTTAGTGTCATCATCAGTAACAGTAGTTGCTTTTTGCATACCGTCAATCTGGTTGAGGTCTGCTATATCTGCTGTAAGAGCTGTACTACCAGCAAGTTTAGATGCTGTACCTGACTGCATACCAGCTAGTGTTGAAAGTTCAGAGTCAGCTATTTTGTCAGTTGTAACAGCATTGCTTGCTATCTTATCTGAAGTTACACTATTATTTACAAGTTCAGCAGTCCCGACAGAATTATCTGCCATTTTAGAAAGCGATATCGAGTTGTCAGATAAGTGTGCATTATCTATAGATAAATCTACATAATGACGTGAGTTAATCGAATCACTTAAAATCTTATCTCCATTTATATTTAAATCAGCTATCTTAGCTGTAGTGACTGCATTATCTGCTAAGTCTCCAGATACAATAGTACTATTCGCTATTTTATCAGAGGTTACAGCACTATCTGCTATATCTGTTGTAGCAATAGTTCCATTAACTATGTTTGCACTAGCAACTGTTATATCAGTCGGCAATGCACCATTGGCTAACTTTGCCATTGTTACGCTGTTATTAGCTAGCTTATCTGTAGTTACTTGACTATCAGCAATATGAGCTGTATCTATAGATCCGTCAACGTAATGTTCTGAGTTAATTTGATCGTTAGCTATCTTAGCACCAGTAATTGCATCGTCTGCTATTTTATCTGTAGTAACATTGCTATCTGCTATTTTTGCAGTTGTGACGTTTGAATCAGTTATTTTAGCTGTAGTTACTGAATTGCTTGCTAAGTCTCCAGCTACTATAGTTCCGTCTGCTATTTTAACAGAAGTAATCTGACTGTCACCTATATGCTGTGTGTCTATACTTCCGTCTACATAGTGTTCTGAGTTAATTTGATCGTCAGCAATGTGATGGTCGTGTATAGAATCATTTGCAATTTTATCATGTGTTATAGCATTGTTAGCTATTTTATTTGTATCTACATCTCCATTAGCTATCTTGGCAGATGTAATAGCACTGTCTGCTATCTTAGCTGTAGTTACGTTCGCATCTTTTATCTTAACAGTTGTAACAGCATCACTTTCAATATCTTCAGCTAAAGCTGTTTGATTTTGTAACTCGTGTATTGCAAATAAAGCTTGTTCTTGGTTGGCGTTTAAGTCTGTTGCACGAATAGAAGAACCGGCTGCAAATACAGCTTT